ACTGACCTTCACCATTGCGACCGGGGTTCCCGGGGTGGCCAACGGCAACGCCTATGTGTGGAACTACACGGTCAAAGGACAGAGACCGTTGCAGATCGTGACCTGCATCCTGCGCGATATCAACAACAACGACACCCCGCTGGATCGGATGACATTGGAGGATTACGAGATCCTGCCGTCTAAGACCCAGACCACGTTTCAGTCTGACCCGACGTCCTTCTACTACGAATCGCAGTTCGCTATCGGGCTGTCGAACCAAGGGCCGGGGCAGTTCTATATCGACTGTGGAGGCGCCCAGGACATCACCAAGCATCTGCACATCGTGTATCTGCGGCCGGTGATGGATTTCAACAATCCGGGTGACAACCCCGAGTACCCGCAGCAGTGGTACAGGCCGCTGTGCTGGGGCCTGTCGCGCGAGATCGCCGGCATGTTCGATGCGATCTGGACCCAGGACATGGACTTGAACTACCGCGAGTCGATGGCGATGGCGCGTGAGGCGGACACGGAGACGACGTCCTTCTACTTCCAACCCTACGCGGACAGTCCGTTCAGTCCGTGAGGTCCGCCGATGTGTGATGACAAGCACCCGTTCGTCCTTGACAAGAAATGGCTGGTCAAACGAGGCAAGAATGTCGATCTCGCCTCGTTAGTTCGTAATGTTCCCGGGCGTATCACGCTGGTGGATGACCCGGAGAAAGACGTTCGTGAGATTCAGTGGGACGATGTGACTCGGTCGGGCGATGAGTAAGTGCAGGAATATCTATCGTAAGCGCGGCACAGGAACTATCAGGAAGGGATATCTGCTAGTAGGGAATAGCGGTAAACAGCGACCGGTGCACGTTGCCATTGCTGAGCGGGCTCTAGGGCGACCGTTGCCTACCGGCGCCATTGTTCATCACGTTGACGACAATCCGTTAAACAACACGGCGAGAAATCTGGTGATATGCCCCAGTCAGGCATACCACATGTTGCTGCACGCTCGACAGCGTGCCTTTGACGCCTCCGGCCACGCTGATTGGCGCAAGTGCACCCACTGCCAGAGATACGACGCAATTGAGAATCTGCTGACCAAGGAGGGGCGCACCGGACCGTGGTACACCCATGGCAAGCGGTGCGTGAATGACTATGCGCGGCGACGTCGAGCGGAGTCGCGGTGCGGATAGTTCCGCTCTTTGGCTCAGGCATAGCCGGGAAGAGCTTCGTCGTCACGCGCCAGCGACGGCTGAACGTCTACTTTGAGAATCGCCAGGACGCCGACAAGACGCACGTGGCGGCCTATGGGACGCCTGGCCTGGTCGCCGCCTTCATGGCCACCACGCCGCTCAGTCAGCCGCTGCGCGGTCTCCTGGGCACGCAGAGCGCGTTGTACCTGGTGGCGTACAACCAGTTCCAGTCGGTCACGTCCACCGGGGCCAGCCTGGCGACCGGCACCTTGGGCACGACCTCCGGGTTGGTCTCCATCGCGTTCTCGCCGACCCAGGTCGTGATCGCAGATGGCGCGCAAGGCTATCTCTACACGCCGGCGACGACGACGTTTACCACCATCGCCGCGAGCTTCCCGAACGGCGCCAAGACGGTCACGTTCGTGGCCGGATTCTTTGTGGCCGAGCAGCCCGGGACCGCACAATTCTGGGTGTCCAACGTCAACGATGGCTCGACCTGGGGCTCGCTGGCCTTCGCCTCGGCGACCTCGTACTCGGACAACATCCTGGCGGTCGACAACATCTCGGGAAATCTCGTGCTGTTCAGTCAACTGCATACGGAGTTTTGGCAGAACGTGGGCACCGCCCCTGAGCCGTTTGCCCCGATTCTCTCGGCGGCGAACGAGTTTGGATTGGCGGCGATCTTCTCCCGGGCTCATGTCAATCAAACCATCATATTTCTGGCCCAGACGCGTGAGGGGCAGGTCCAGTTCGTCCAGATCTCCGGCTACAACGCCCAGCCGATCAGTAACCCGGATTTGGAATACATCATCAATCAGTTCTCGGTGGTGTCGGATGCGGTGGCCCTGTCGTATGAGGCGGATGCTCACAAGTTCTATCAGTGCACGTTTCCAACGGCAAACCGCAGTTTCCTCTACGACACCTCAACGGGCTTGTGGTCGGATGTGCAGACCGGTCCCTCGGTGACGCCGTCGCGGCACTGGGGGAACCTCTCGACCTACTACGCCGGCCGCACGCTGATATCCGACTACGCGACGAATCAGGTCTATACGACTTCGCCCACCCAGTACACCGACAATGGACAGATCATCATCCGAGAGATCGTCACCCGCCACATTCTGTCCAACTTCAACCGGGTGAGGATCTCGCTCGTCTATCTGGATATGGAGACTGGCGTAGGACTTCAGACAGGCCAGGGGTTCAACCCGCAGATCATGCTCCAGTACAGCAAGGACAACGGGCGCACCTGGAGTGCCGAGCGGTGGGTGACCTCAGGCCTGGTCGGGCAGTACCTGACGCGCGTCTTGTGGCGGCGTTTCGGTTCAACCCGGGATGCCACTTTCAGGATACGGATGTCAGATCCGGTCAAGTTCGTGATCACCGAGGGCGCGATCAAATTGGCGGAGCGGCCGCAGTAGTGCCGATCAACCCGATTCCCACTGACCCTGTGATGGTGGATCAACAGCGCAGGATGACGCCGGTTTATCAGGCGTTTTTTTCCTCCGTTCATAATTGGCTGGGCCCGGTTGGATTGAGTGGACCGACCACCAAGCGCCCGGTCAATGCAGCGCAGAATTTCGTGTACATCGGCGAGATGTACTTCGACACCACGCTCGGCAAGCCCGTGTGGGTCATGCAGATCAATCCAACGGTATGGGTCGATGCGACAGGCGCGATAGTCTGAATGAGAAATTTTCTACGGCTGGCTCAAGGCATCGACGTCCAACCGATCATGCTGCAGATCACGCGCAGCCCGGAGTTATGGAAGGCCGACACCTACCTGAGGGACTATCCGCAAGGGCCCTTCAGCGATGTTGACACGATCTTTCTACGCTTCCCGCCCAGTTCCGTGACGGAGCTGGAGCGCTCCGGGAAAGACCCGCACGAGTGCGTGAACATGGATGGAATGATCCACCTACCGGCGGCGCGCAAGATGGTGTTCAGTCTCATGAACACCGTCGAGGGCGAGCGGTTGGGTCGTGTGATGGTGAACCGCATCCGGCCCGGGGGTCGAATCTATCCGCACGCCGACACCCCTGAGCATGCCAACTACTGGGAGCGCTATCACTTCTGCCTGCAGGCGCTGCCGGGATGCATGTTCCGCTGCGGGGATGAGCAAGTGCAGATGAGCACCGGTGAGGCCTGGTTCTTCCGCAATGAGCTGGAGCATGAGGTCGTGAATAACAGTGCGGCGGACCGCATCCATCTGATCGTTGATATCCGCACCTCCCGATTTTCGTTCAAAGGCGAGTTACCGACACAACCCACATGATCACATTTGCCGTCGAGCCGCTCAGCGAGCGCCTCGATGAGTTGAAGCCGTTATTTCCGCTGCACTGGTCAGAGCTGGCGCTCAATAAAGACGAAGTTCCCCTCGATCCGCAGTACGACATCTATCGGGCCCGTGATGCGGCTGGCGAGGTGATGTTTGTCGCCGGGCGTGAGTTTGGGAAGCTGGTTGCGTACTTCGTCGGTTTCGTAGCGCCAGGGTTGCATTACCGTACCTGCCTGACGCTCACCGAGGACATCTTCTGGGTCGAGCCCGGGTACCGCGGTCATGGTGCCGGAATCAACATGTTTAAAGCCGTGGAAGCGGAAGCGCGCAGGCGCGGTGTCCAACGCATGTTTGTCGGCTCGAAGCTGCACAAGGATGCGTCCTGGCTATTCGAGAAACTCGGCTACATCGAAGTCGAGCGGTATTACAGCAAATTCTTTGAGTAACAGCGATGAAAATAGAGTTGCACCAAAGGTTCTGGCGAGCGAATAAGGAGCAGCGGTCATCGTCGCGGCGGCCGTAATCGGAGCCGCCGCTGTCGGTGCGGCAGGTAGCGCGGTTGCCGGCAGTGAAGCCGCCGGGGCTACTACAGCCGCATCCAACGCCGCCATCTCCGAACAGCAGTCCGCGTTGAACCAACAGGCGAACTTGTCCGCTCCCTATCGACAGTTGGGACAAAGCGCCATCCCGCAGTTACAGAGCCTCTTGGGAATCGGGACGCCTGGACAAAATGGGCAGCAGA